TCGGACGGTAGTGCGCGTAGTGTGGCGCCCGTCCGATGCACTTCCAGGTGGTCATAATACGGCGTGACTTCGCCAAGATCGGGGTTGCGCTCGACCATGCGCTTACAGAAGCGGTAAATGATCCCGGCCTGCCGGAGATCCGACGCCACAATAAGCACTTCTGCGTCTTGCACGCCGTCAGCCAGGAAGTGATAGAGCGCGAGTCCGGCCGCAAGGGTTGACTTGCCGTTGCCAACAGGGATCGAAATTAATCCGCTGCGCGGACGTGGTTCCGTGAACAATCCGTGGATAATCTCCTGCTGCCAGGGACGCAGAATGAATGGTCCATTTGGCAGCCTGAGATAGCGGTGAATAAACGCAATGACGCGCTTCGGCCCAGCATCCGGCAGGCTCGACAGATCAATTGGCGGGCTTGGAAACTTGGATTTCGGGCCTGCTGGCATGATGCATCTGCTCGATCAGACGACTTACATCAGTGTATTTCCGCTGCTCAGAAGCTCAAATCGGGTGTATTTCATGCGTTGGTTAGCTGGGTCCTGCTGGGGCGTTCCGACTCAAAAAACCGCGCTCCTCTGTCCGCGATTGCATTTCGCGCGCATGAGTCCGCGATATCCAAGCCGATCGTCGGTGTGTCCCAAATCTATTTGCCTCGCATCATCCCCGAGCGGAAGTCCGCAACCGCACGCGCACAGATCACTCGGCTGGTATTGGGATAGCAACGCGCGGCGAATTCGATCATGCGTAGCGTCATAGCCGCGCGCTTGCCGTGACGCATGCGGTTTCGCTGGCGCACAAGCAGGGTGGTAGCTGCCTGCATTTGTCAGGTAGCCGCACTTCAGGCAGGGTTTCATAGCGCGAACGATCCGACGCGAGATCCGTTGCCGCCAACCGAATTCATCGGCGGCAAGTTCTCTAGCGCTCGGACTTCGTCCACCGTCATGAATCCGGCTTTGAGCGCAGTCGCGTATGCCGTGTACCGCTGCTGCGTCGCACTCCGCAGGAGTCCGTCGGGCTTGAGCTTCACGTACTGGCCGGACGGCACCAGTCGGCCCAATGCCCGGTCGAGCTTCACCAGCCAGCGGTTGACGGAATAGACCAAGAAATGAACCGACCGAGATTCCACATTGCCGTACGTCAGAGAGTTACCCGCCTCACCAGCGATCAGCTCGGGTGGCACGCCGTAGAAGCGTGCGATCGTGGCGACGGTTGCCTTCGTCGTGTCGAGGAATTGGCTCTCTTCCGGTGCGACGGTGATCGCATGATATTTTCCGCCGCTGAGTACGGCCGGACGCGCGCTACCTTTGCGCTGTTCCCATAGCTTGTGGATGGTCTTCGCTTGCTCTAGCGTTACCTGCTCGTCAGTCTCGATCACGCCAGAGGGCACGGCACCGTCAGCAAACCAGGTCGCCGCGTACTTCTCGGCCGCGAGTCCGAGTCCGATCGCTTGCTTGGCGTAGGCGATTGGTGACAGTCCTTCGACCTCGCCAGGCTGCGTGTACGCGCGGACGTGCCAGATGTCGGCAGGGTCCTGTTCCTTGCCGTTGATCCGGTACTCGACGCGACCATCGGTGTTCTGCCGGACGCTCACCACGTCGGGGTTGGCGAGGTCCACCTGCGTCGGCAGGAACGTGGCCGCGCTCCTGGCCGTGATCACGCCGTAGGCGTTGCCGCGCAGGAGCAGGCTCGCCAGCGCGGCGTACAGCCACTCGTCAAACTCAGGCAGCAACGCGCTCGGACGCTGCAAGACTGGCGGCAAGGGGTCGAGTGGTTCCCGTTCGCCACGACGGAAGACGTCAACCGGCATGGTTGAGATCGTGCTGGCGAGCAGATCCACGCATGCCCACACTGCGGACAGTCGCATGGCCGTATCGGCGTTGACGCTCATCCCCGCGTAGGTCGGGACACGCCACTCGCCGAGTAGTTGCTCAAGCGTTTGCTGGCGCTCTTCAGCACGCCTCCACGGCCATTGCCAGGGCACGATTAGCCTCGGACGCCAGTGTCCACCACGAAAGCAAGCGGCTGGGCAAGCTGAATGTCGGCACGCAGGTACGCCAGGAACGCATATTCGAGGCTGTCGGCGAGGAACCGCTCACGAAGGAATTGCAGGTTGAAGTCGGTGCGGATGCCGACCATAAGTTGATCCCACTGCGCGGTATAGACTTCGCTGCAATCCGTCGAAGTCCCGACCGTCAGGTTGATCGGGATTTGCTTGGTGGCCAGCATCGGTAGCATGTTGGCTGGCGGTTGCAGGTAGGCGTTGGTCGTCGCTTCCTTCAACTTCGACAGCGACACGTTCGAGCGAGGCGCTTGAATGTGCGCGTTGGGCTCGAAGTTGTTGCCCATGACCGCGCCCTTGGCGTCCAGCCAGAAGTCGTAGTTCGTGATCGCGGCGCCGTTGGCGCCGTGCGTGGTCGTGGTGATACCGCTCTGGTTCAACACGCCTCGCGGTTCCGGCGCGGTCCCTGAGCCACGCAGGGCGACGCGATCCAGCTCCAAGGCCATCTGCTTCGCGAAGGAATTGGCGATGACGCCTTGGGCGGAGGGGTCCGAGTCTTCGAACAGCTCGACGGAAAGCTTGATCAGCCGCACCAGCGTCCGCGCGGTGAACGTCACGGAATCAAACGTGAGATCGGCCGCCGTGATCACAGCGTTCTCAGCTTTCCAGCTCGGCGCGTTCTCCACCGTCAGGCGCGGCATCTTCAACGTCTGCGTACTCATGGGCACCGTCACCGCGCCAGCCTGAAAGACGCGACTCGCGTTGCGTGCCAGGTCGATCACCTGCGCGCTGAGTGGCGTCGGCACCAGGTGGCCGCCAGCCGTGAGCGTCCCTTCGGAGAGGTCGCGCTCGGCCTCGGCGCCATCCCAGTTGCCGGTCACCACACCCTTGAGGTACCGGTCGAACGAGAGCGGTACGTCTTTGGGAATCATCCCGCGATGCTGGCACCAGTCGTAGACGCGCTGCTCACGAGTGAGCACGTCCGGCATGGCGGTACGTCCACCACCACGAACGAGACCGGCGCGAAGTTCGGCGTTCTCGCGCTCGATGGCAGCGTCGTGCTGCTCCATCTCCCGCAGATTGGTTTCCCAGTTTTCCTGGACTTCTGGCGGAAAACCCTCACTGGTGAATTCGCTGGCCTGCTCCGCAAACCAGGCTCGAAGCTCTCGAACTCGCGCGGCGCGCTCTTCCCGGGTCATGGCGCTCTGCCCCCAAACGAAAGAAAGGGTAGGCGCCTCCGTGTGCTAGTCTAGCCCAAAGGCTCGGCCATAGGTAGGCGCCTCTGGCCGAGCCTTTTGCTATTACGGAATTGCAAGCTCAATTGCTAGTTGCCCGGACAGCGCGTGCAAGCTGCTGGCGCGGCACGCAGGCGAGCACTTCGTCGGCACGGAAGACCAACAGCGCCATGTCGCTGTACTGCAACACCTTGAGCATGCCGGCCTCGGCGACGCGCTCAAGGCCCGTCAGGGCCTCCGTGGCGTCCATGGGCGTGTTGCTAGTGATCTCGCGTACCGCGACGCACACGAGCGCGAGCAGCTCGCCGCGGCTCAGCGGTGCCGCGTCCATGGTCACCCCCTGGTCGTCGGAACATACGGAACATCGGAACATCCCAGCTCAGAACCCCTGCCAGGACCCTTGCTGACCAGCGCTGTTCCGTTGTTCCGTGTGTTCCGTCTTTCTCAGGTAGCGCTCGAAGGCGTCGGTGAAGCGCTCTCGCCGGTACCCCTGGCAGACAAGCTGACCCTGCGGCCGGATCTTCTCGGACGTGATGCCGAACCCCTTGAGCAGCTTGGCGAGCTTGTGTCCGCCGGCACGAATCGAGCCGAATTCGAGCGCCTGACCCCACATGTCGAACCAGGGTCCGTCTTCCCTATACGCCAAGTCGTGCAGTAGTTCGACGGTTGGGATCTTGTCGGTTTGCCGCTTCGTGAATGCGTCGCGGATATGCTCCAACAGTAGCTCGCCCGTCGTCGGTGTGTTCGTCTCGGCGCCATAATAGGCTCTCGCAGCCAGTCGAGCGCGTATGGGCCAATGGCCACCGGCAGCATCGGCAATCGCCAACAACGGCCGCCAAATTTCATACCTGCGGCGACGCAATTCGTCCGTGCGCTCAGGCTTGGCTTTTTCTAATTCCGGCTTGACCAGCTCGACCCAGGCTGCCAGTCGCTCACGGTGGGGACGCAACCGCTCTGGTGTCTCG